GCGACTTTCGGGGCGTAGAGAATACTCAGCGGCATGTCCTGCCCCTCGAGCGTCGCGGCGACACCCTGCAGGGCCGTGAGGTTCTCCTTCGAGAACGCCACGTCGCCCTCCCAGACGCCTATCTGCCGGAGGCGGCCTCCGGCGAAGTTCTGCATCTTCTTCACGTCGGCATAGGTGTTGGCGCCTTCGGCTTTCGGGAAGATGCCCACATAGAGGCTGATGCCCGGGTTGAGCCGGAATATTTCCGAGAGCTGGTAGTGCATGAGACGGATGATCCACTCCTCGGCGTCAGCGGTGATTCTGAGCTTCTCGGCCGTCTCGATCTGGGAGACGGCCTTGATACGCTCCGTCTCGGAGAATCCCGACGGCAGCGTGTCTGTGTAGAACATGATCCCCGAGATATGGTCTTCGCCCGCCAGCTTGCGGGGGATGTTGCCGTTCGTGCGTTCGAATGTTAAGGACTGCATCAGGCTTTGAGGTTTTGATTGGTTACTTCGACGACGGTCGTGTCCTTGAGCGTGCGTCCGTAATTGACGGCGTCGCAGCGGTTGAAGAAGGCCGTGCCGTCCGAGGCCACATGTACGGCCTTGCGGTCGGGGTAGCTGCGGAACACTTCGCGGGCGATGCGCTGCGCGGCACTCTCCCGCACGGTTCCGGAACCTCTGGCCGGAGTTTTCGTCGTGCAGGCCGGATCTTTTGCCGTAGCTGCCGGCTTTTTGTCCGAGGTTCTGTCGGAGGCTTCCGGGGCTTCGGAGCCCGAGAAGGACGCTCCGGCCTCCTCACCGGAGATATCGGTGGCGGGCGCCGTTTCAGCGGCAGAGGCCGCAGGTTCCGAAACAGCGTCGGCAGGAGCTTCAACGGTGCCGTTTCGATCGGTCTGTACGCCTTCCTGCGACACTTCGGTCGTGGCGGCGTTTTTCTTATTTTTCTGTGTCATTGTGAAATGTGGGTTTCTCGTTTCTTGAAAATACGATGCAGGCCATAGGCCATAGTCAATAGCCCGACGACGCACAAAACATACTGCCACCATGCGAGACCTCTGCGGGTCTTGATTTCGGTCGTCGCAGCAAGGCTCCCCTCACGGATGGAATCCGCACGGACGCGGAGGACTGTATCATTCCGGACCATCGCGCCCGCTGTTTCTCCGGCCGTGTGTGCTTCCTCCTGCCGGAACCGGTTCGTTTCTTTCTCGGAGTCGGCGGCAATCCGGCGTTCGGTAGTTTCGCACATCAAGGGCGGTTTGCCCGTCAGCGTGTCAGCCGGACGACTGGTATCGTACACCCGCATAACGATCTCCACATTCTCGGTACGTTCCCGCTCCCGCATCCGTTCGGCGGCCAGTTCGCAGCTGAGCGCCTCGTATAACCGTCGAAAAGCGAGACTGTCGTGAACTGCGGTCTGTTCGGCGAAGAATCGCTTCTGTGAGTTACTGTGCAGCTGTTCCGTCCTCGTCTCCATCCGCTTCATCGGCGAGCAGCTCATGGCTGACAGGACAATCGGCAGAGTGAGGACAGGCAGGAATTTTCTCCACAGCCCGGCGGAATTTATTGACATCATGGCGTAGGTTTTTGATCTCCGTTTTCAATGGTTTGACAATCTGTTCCAACAGAATTTCATTTCCCTGACGGACATTGTCGAGTTCTACACCCTGGTTGTCGGCCTGCTTCTTCGCTACGTCAGCCCGCAGGCTCTTGACTTCGGCCGCATATTTCTGTCGCGTGAATATCGAACCGAGCCACGCGCTCAACGGAGTGGCGACAATCGCCACAAGGGCAAGGATTACTTCTGTTGTCATTGCTCGATTCCGATAGTTTCCAGCCAGGTCCCGACGTCGAACGACGGGCAGGCTTTATGGACGGACGGAAGGTCGCGGTGGCCGACGATCCGCACCCCGGGGTGTGCCCCGTGGAAGTCGATAACGTAGCGTGCGAGCGCCTCTCTCTGCGCGTGCGTCCGGGTATCTTTCGGCGTCTTGCCGTCAGAAGCCACTCCTCCGGCGTAGACGATGTGCCGGGATACTCCGTTGTAGCCAGCCGCGCCATTCGTTATTTCCCACGGGTCCACGAAAGCGTCTTCGTTGTTCCCGACCAGCCGCTCTACCGTCCCGTCCAGGTGGATAAGGTCCGTATATCCTACCTGCTTCCAGCCCCGGCCTCCCTCCGAGGGCGGGGAGGTGTGCCACCGCCGGATGTCGGCGGCCGACACCTCGCGCCCTTCGGGGGTTGCGGTGCAATGGATAACCAGATATTGCAGAGCCTTTTTCATTGTGAAATTCTTTCGTAGATGCCTATTCCGTTTTTGCGCTTACGATCGCACCGAAACCCTCGTTGCGCAGCGGCAGACAGATCGTATAGGTGCGCATCGAGAAGAGATTGCGCTGATTCTCCGGGTCGCTTGACGCCTCGCGCAGGTAGGACTTCGTCGAGCCGTCGGCACGCATCGCACGCTTGGTGGTGAAGGCTACGGACGACTGGCGGTCGCTTTCGCCCACGACGGCGCCGTATGCTTTCTTCTTGAGCGTCGTCGTGTCGTAGTAAGGGCACTCGTCGTACTCGTAAACGTCGAAGCCGTACATCTTGGCGATCTTGCCTGTGGTGTAGTCGTACACCTGCTTCTCGAAGCGCTGATCGGTTTCCAGCAAGTCGGCAACGTGATCCGCGCATAGGACGAGAATGCGGCCCTCTTTGGGGATTTTCAGCTTGTCGAACTTCTTCTTGAGCGCCACGATGTCCGCGCGGGTCAGCTTCTTGCGTCCGTCGGCCGTAGCTTCTCCCGTCGTCACGAGAACCGGAGTCTTGTCCGTGTTCTCCGCAGGAGCCAGCGAGTGAATCGCCCGCGAATACTTCTTCTCGAAGAACTGATCCTTGTGCTTCTCGATCACCAGAGCCATCTTATCATAACTGATCGCATGGAGTTCGTCGTCGGTGATAGGCGTAGGACGCGACTGAAACTTGTCGAGTTCGACGGCCTTATCGCCATCCGGAAGGTCCTGCACCGTCAGCGGATAAGTCGAGTTATTGACCAAAATCTCGGGATCGGCACCCACATCGACGAAGTGGATCACGTCGTGCTTCACATAGGCGTCGTAGGAGCGGATGGCCTGATACCAGCCGATGCTCTCGGCCGACGTGCGGAACGCCTTGATAAGCTCCCCGGTCCACACCTCGGTGTAGATGCCGGCGCCCAGAGCACCCGAGGGCAGCAGGCCGCCGCAAAGCCCCGATGCCAGAGCAACGCCATTCACGGTTGCAACACCCGCAAGCGGGGTGAAGTCGAGGGCGCAGGCAAGCGTCGCTCCGATCGCGGAGTTGATGCCTATCGCCGTAAAGAGGCCCAGGAGGGCCAAAAGGATTTTTCTCATTCGTGGAAAAAATTAGAGTTAGTCGTTCATGAAGTCCGGGGCCACGCCGTAGTGGGCCTTGAACGCTTGGACGTACTGCGTGGGGTTCTCACGGCGCAGGGTCATCTTCTCCTCGTCGGAGAGCTTGTCCCAGGCGAGCGTCTGGTGTCCGTTTCCGGAACCCTTTTCGTCAATGAAGTCCGAAGGGCGTCGGGCGGGAGTCATCATCGAGAGCGTGTCGCGCAGCGTCTCGATGCCCGCCTTCTGGCCCAGCTCGAGCATCTTCGGTTCCTGGGCCTCGGTGATCAGACCTTTCTCGCGTGCTGCGGTGACGGCATCCGTGATACGGGCCAGCGTGAGTGTTTCGTTCTGGGTTTGCAGCGCTTTGATCGCGGCGGTCGCATCCGCTTCGGTCGCTGTGGGGGAAAGTCCCAGCGCCATTAAAATCTCATTCATCTGAAAAGTCGTGTTTTGGGGTTTGTCGTCGGGTTTGAGTAAAGGCAACAGGTCGTTGTCTTCGTCTTTTGCAAGGGTGAGCTGCTTGCCATCGTTATACAGGCGGACTTGCAAGGCGTCGTCGTTGGCTCCCACGTCCACGATGGAAACTTCGAAAAGTCTGGACCGTATGATGGTCGGGCGGGTCTGCCCCTGCACCAGGTATTGCGGATCGTCGGAACATTCGATGATGTCGATGCCCGCCGAAAGCATCCGCAGCGTACCGCGTTCCCATTTGGCGGCGATGACCTTCTCTTCCTCGGTGTCCTTGTCGATTTTCGGAGTTCCGAAAATTTTGTCTCCATCCACGCGGATATTCTCCATAATGCCGATAGGAATGTCCTCGCGGGAACCGCGCCGGTGCATGTACAACACGATGGGGTTCTTTTTGTACTGTTCGATGTCGAGCCCTTCGGTAAGGATACGGGTTCCATAAGCGTTCAGGGCGCTGGTGCTGATGACTGCTTCTCGTGCCATTCAATCGTTTTCGGCCCCGGACACCGCCGACACGCAGGTCGGCGGCGCGGATGGCCTCGGATGCAAAAAAGGGTTTGTTGCGGGGACAGGACTCGAACCTGCGACCTTGAGGGAATGAACCTCACGAGCTGCCGACTGCTCCACCCCGCGATTCTGGTGCAAAGATGCAATGTGTAAGTTGCAGCAACAATTAGAGTGTAAAAATCTTACACTCTGTTTTCTACACCCTTGTTTAAGGTGCATTTTTGTCCTGTCTAACGCCCCGTCGGGGGATCATTTCATTTTATGAATGGGTAAAAGAATAGCTTCCGAGCTGAAAGAGTTCGCCGAGCTCCTGTACATGCAGGGTACACCGCAGAACATCATCGCCGAGAAAGTCGGCGTCTCGAAAAACACCGTGAACGCATGGGTTACAACAGGATGTTGGGCCGAAAAGAAAATAGCGCAGTCGCTTACCCGCAAGCAAGTCGTGAACAATATCCTGCGCTCGATCAATAATGTCGCCGAGAATCTCGGCAACAACAAGGACATCACCGATATCGGAGGGACCAGCGACCGACTGGCCAAGCTCGCCGCGACGATCAAGACTCTCGACAAGGAGGTATCGGCCGTGGATTATATGGAGTGCTTCATGAATTTCGGGAAGTGGCTCGAGGGACGCTCGGAAATCGACCCGGAGGTTACACCGCAGCTCTGTATGACGGTGAACGACCTGCAAAACAAATTCGTCATCGAAACGCTCGGTGTCGGTAAAGGCAAATAACGATGGCTTCCAACATAACCAAAACCTTTGCCGAATGGCAGCGGTGGTGCCGAACCGTACAGGAGCGCACGCCTATTCTGCCTGAAGCTCCCGCCGAGAAGCAGGCCCGCATCCGCCGGGCACGGCGCGATTACAATTTCTTCGTCGAATATTACTTCCCGCATTATACCGACGACCCGGCGACAGGCAAGCATACCGCGTGCGCCCCGTTCCAGATCGAGGCGGCGAACCGCGTGTTCCGCAGCCGCAACTACAAGGGTGTCGAGAAATGGGCACGCGGCCATGCCAAAAGCACCCATTTCGACATCTTCATTCCTATGTGGCTCAAAATTCAGGAGCCGCGCGAGCTGAACGTCATGGTCCTTGTCGGCAAGTCCGAGGAGAATGCCAAGACGCTGCTCGGCGACCTGCAGGCCGAGTTGCAGTTCAATCGACGCTACATCGCCGACTTCGGCGTGCAGTACAACGCGGGCGACTGGCAGGAAGGCCGTTTCGTTACGGCCGACGGTTGCGCCTTCTTCGCACGCGGCCGAGGACAGTCCCCGCGCGGCCTGCGTTACCGCAGCCGACGACCCGACTACATCACGATCGACGACCTCGACGACGACGAGCTGTGCGAGAACGAGAGCCGCGTGAAGCGCCTCACGAACTGGGTAAAGGAGGCCCTGTTCGGTACACTCGACGGCGGTCGCGGGCGGTTCATCATGGTCGGCAACCTCATCAGCAAGAACTCCGTGCTGGCGGCGATGGCCCGCTCCAAAGGCATGCACGTCTCGCAGGTGAACATCCTCGACAAACAGGGCAATGTGTCTTGGGCGGCCAAATGGACACGCGAGGAGGTGCAGCAGATGGCGGACTTCATGGGCTATCGTTCTTTTCAGAAGGAGTTCATGAACAACCCGATCACCGAGGGCGCCGTATTCCGGCAGGAGTGGATTCGCTGGCGCGAGCCGCTGCCGCTTTCGAAATACGACTATTTGGTGGCCTACTGCGACCCGTCGTTCAAAAACTCCTCGAAAAATGACTACAAGGCCATCAAGCTGTGGGGCAAGGTCGGAACCGAGCTTCATTGCCTTGCGGCCTTCGTGCGGCAGTGCTCCGTCGCGGAGATGGTGCGCTGGTTCTACGACCTGCACGAGCGGGCGCCCGAAAACGTCGTGGTCGAATATTACATCGAGGCGAATTTCCTGCAGGACATCCTCCTCGACGAGTTCACGCGCGAGGGCAAGCTGCGCGGATACCAGCTCCCCATCCGCGCCGACCGACGCAAGAAGCCCGACAAGTTTCAGCGCATAGAGGCCATATCGCCCCTCTGGGAGCGCGGATTCGTATTCTACAACGCCCGGATGCAGCGCGACCCCGACATGCTCACGGCCATCGACCAAACCCTCTGCTTCGAGAAGGGGATGTCCGGGCACGACGACGCCCCGGATGCTGACGAAGGAGCGATCTACAAATTACAGCAGCACACCCGCGAACAGGCATTCGTGCCGTCGATCGGGCGCAGACACATATCATCGAAAAGACTATGGTAAAACTATTCAGGGCGCTGGTATTCCGGCACCGCCTCAAAAAACAGATTCGTCTGGCCGACGAACGCAAGCGCCGCACAGGAAAGAAGCAGTTCGTCATCAACCTCGGCGGCCGCCCGCTGTGCGTGTCGAAGGAGCACATCCGGCGGCTGGCAGCCGAAAGGTTTTATCGGCCTGGCGTGACGGTCGCAGACATTGCGGCCGCAGCGATCTATAAAACCAACTGACGAATGTTTCTCGAAGATAAGGACTACAAGGTCGTATGCACGGACGAGGTGCTCGATATCATCACGCAGAGCGATCCCGAAAATCGTATCCGGGCGGAATTGAGCGCACAAGAGGAGGCCGAAGGTTATCTGCGTTCCCGTTACGACACGTGCAGAGCCTTCGCACAGCAGGGCGCCGACCGCAATCCGATGCTTGTGCGTGTCGTGATCAGCATCGCCCTCTACTACCTCGGGCAGTCGCTGCCGCAATACATGGGGGACGAACAGCGAGAGGCAATGTACAACAACGCTATCGCATGGCTCAAGGACGTGCAGAGCGGAAAGGCCATGCCCGACCTGCCGCTCTATGAATCCGAAGAGGGTGAAGATATGCAGAATCCCGTGCGGTTCGGATCGCTTCCGCCCCGACGATACGGGTATTAAACACTTTTCAAAGACTTGTCAAATACCTATTGAATGGGTAAAAAGAAAATAGTTGCGGGCGGCGGATTCGAAGGCCGGACCTACGAGTCGCTGCTCATGGCCGCACGCGCTGCCAAGACCCCCGAGCAGAAGCGCAGCGTTCTCATACAGCTCAAACAGGTGACGGCCAACCTCACGCAGAAGGATATCGCCACCTGGCGCACGGCATGGCAGATGGCCATCAACATCGAAAACCCCAAACGTTCGCAACTCTACGACTGCTACACAGATGCCCTGATCGATCTCCACCTGACGGGCTGCATGGGCCAGCGCGACGGCAAGACCCTGCAAAAGAAGTTCGTTTTGCGGACCAAAGACGGAAAAGAGGATGCCGAAGCCAAAAAGATTTTCGAGCGTCAGTGGTTCGCTGATTTCGTGGGTTATGTTCTCGAATCCCGCTATTGGGGCCACTCGCTCATTCAGATGGGCGACGTAACGACAATCAATGGCGTCCGTTCTTTTACGGACGTGTCGATAGTGCCCCGCAAGCATGTTATTCAGGAGTTCGGCGTTATTGTCAAGGATGCGGGCGACGACCCTCAGCGAGGCGTGAGCTTCCGAACAGGACCGTATTCGAAATGGTGTATTGAAGTCGGGAAGCCCCGCGACCTCGGGCTGCTGCTCAAGTGCGTCCCGCAGGCGTTCTCGAAGAAGAACATGCTGGCATACTGGGATGTCTTCGGGGAGCTGTTCGGAATGCCGATCCGCATTGCCAAAACCAATGTTCAGACCGGATCGGAACGCAGCCGCATTGAAGCGATGCTCGAGAATATGGGAGCGGCGGCGTGGGGACTTTTCCCCGACGGCACGGATATCGACATCAAGGAGTCGAGCCGCGGGGACGCTTTCAACGTTTACGACCGCCGCATCGACCGGGCCAATTCCGAAATGTCGAAGGGTATCCTGAACCAGACGATGACCATCGACAACGGGTCATCCCTTTCGCAGAGCGAGGTACACCTCGAAATCTTCGAGAATGTCTGTGCGGCCGATGCCGCAATGGTCCGCAATATCGTAAACGACAAACTCATTCCCTTGATGCTCGAACACGGGTTCTCCCTCGAGGGGCTCAGTTTCGACTGGGACGAGGCCGCATCGTTCTCGCCCTCCGAGCGCCGCGAGATGGAACGCATGATCCTCCAGTCCTACGACGTGGACCCCCAGTATTTCATCGACCGATATAAGATTCCGATCACGGGAAAACGTTCGGACGGTTTTTTCGAGTAGGGGCTGATTCCGATAGCGGAAAGGACAGTCCCGAGCACAAAACCGCCACACACGCCGCGGGAACACCCAACTACGCCCTTTTCCACAGGGCGATGGGTGATCTGTACGACAGTGCTACGCTCGCCCTGAAAAAGGACGAAATGCCGCAATTCCGGCACGCTGCATTCGACAAAGCCGCACGAGCCGTGTACGAAAGAGGAGAGTTTTCGCCTGCGATGCTGCGCGACGAGCGTGTGCGGGGACTAATCGACGAGACGAACCGCGTGCTCTCATCCGCGCTTACCGTATCGCATGAAACGCCGCCCGAGCTCACGGCGGCACTGCGCAACAACGTCTTTATTTTTTCGGGACTGAAAACCTACCATTCGCTCTCGGAGGTCGGCCTGTCGCTCACCGATGAGGAGGGCAACACCAAATCCTTTGCCGATTTTCACCGTGACGTAAAGGCCATAGATGCCCGTTATAACAGCAACTACCTCTATGCCGAATACAACCACGCCGTCCATTCCGCACAGATGGCCGTGAAGTGGTACGACTGGGAGAAGGACGGCGACGAGTACGATCTGCAATACCGCACGGCGGGCGACGAACGTGTGCGCGAGGCGCACA